TTACAAATACAGTGCTGTTAATTATGGCTACGAAGAAGAAGACACGGTTAAGGTTGTAGAGTACGAAGGCTTAACAGAAGACGAGCTTGCAGAAGTTACCATTGAGTTGCAGCTGCTAGAGCAAGACGGTGCAGAAGTTGATATTGAAGAGGTTAAGCGACCTCAGAGAGATAAGTTCAAAGACATTAAGGCCACTATCAAGAAGACTGTAGGCCGATACTTTAGCCGATATATTGACCCGGAAGACTTTGTTATTAGTCACGGAGCAACGAGCTAAGAAGATGCTGAAACAATTGGTCATGATCAGGTAATAACTAAGTCTGACCTAGTTGCAATGGGTTACTCTAAAGAAATGGTAGAAGACCTACCTTCAATTGATGCAACAAACAGTCCCAATAAAGAAAACCGTTTGCGTGATCAGGGTGGAGCTAAAGAGGGTAATAGTCTTGATTGGACTGGTGAGCTTGTACGCCTAGAGACGCGTTATATTAAGGCGGACAAAGATGGTGATGGTATAGCAGAGCGCTTACGCATTATTACTGTTGGCGAAACCATGCTAGAAAATGAGCCTTACGAAATAGCGCCTTATGCTGTTTTCTGCTCCAATATGATGCCAGGTCAATTGATTGGTAAATCTCGTGCGGATGCAGTGATGGAGACTCAAGAAATTAAGTCTACCTTACTTCGTCAAACCATGATGAATATGTATCAAGTAAACTCTGCTCGCATGGCGGTAAATAATAATGTCAATATGGACGACTTACTTACTCAGCGAGTAGGTGGTGTTGTTCGCACTAAAGGCGAAGGTAATCCGCTTGAGTCTATGGCTCCATTGCCTACGCCTTTTATTGGCGATAAGGCTCTAATGGTATTGCAGTACGCTGACTCAGCACGAGCGCAGCGCACAGGCTCATTAATGGCTAACCAAGCCCTTGATAGTGATCGACTAGGTCAAGAGACTGCCACTCGCTTTGAAGGTGTTAAAGATGCATCTATGGCTAAGATTGAGTTAGTAGCTCGCGGCCATGCTGAGACAGGCTTCCGTCGCTGGTTCCAAGGTATGCTGTGGACTGTTGCACATTACCAAAAGGAAAAGACCGAGCTAATGGTTCTTGGTAATCCGATGACTATCGACCCGCGCAGATGGCTAAGTGATCAGCCTATCACTCCTAACGTTGGACTTGGTGCGGGTGATGATGAGCAGGTAATGGCCAATATGAGTTCTTTACTAGCTGTTAGTCAGCAGTTGGCGGCTACCGGATCGCCCCTTACTGATATGAACAAGCAATACAATATTCTTGCTCGAATCACCAAGGCTATGAATCAGTCAGACGTTGGAGAGTTCTTTAATAATCCTCAGCAGCCGCAAGAGTTGCTTCAAGCTCAGGTTGAGCAGCTCCAAATACAAAACCAGCAATTGCAGCAAATGGCACAAGCTAATCCATTGGCGGAAGCTGAAGAGATCAAAGCTCAGGCAGACTTGATTAAGGCTCAGGCAACACAAGACCTTAATATTGCCAAGCTTGCAGAAGATCAGCGTCAATTCAATATTAAGACTGCTCAAGATCAAGAGCAGTTTAATGAAGAATTAACTGCTAAAACCAATAAAATGATTGCAGATCTTGAGGCTAAATATACTCAAATGGAAGTTGATTCAAATAAAGACATACCCGGGAGTCGTGTTTAATGAGTACGGTTGAAGAGAACGATCAAGCGGCTTTTATCTTTGGGCAAAAAGCCGCAGAGGTTCTAAATAACGAAGCCTATAACTTTGCAATAACTGCAATGAAGGGCGACATTGTTGCAAAATTAGCAATTAACCCAATTATGGGTAATAATAACACTACTATCGAGCTGGTTAGAAAGCTTCAGTGTATTACTGAGCTAGAATGCCAGCTTGAGCAGATAATGCAGGACGGTAAGTTTGCAGAAACAAACCTGATTGCTGCTGACAATAACCAGAAAAGGCACAAGCGATAATGCTAGACACTCTTAGCGAACCTAGTGAAATTGCTGACAAGTTTTATAACAAGTCAGAAGTGGAAGAATCCCTAGAGGATCAACCAGAAGCAGAAGACGAAGCGGTAGAGGAATCCGACATTGAAGAAGATGTCGAAGAGTTGGAAGGTGAAGAGACTGAAGAAGAAGCAGAAGACGAAGACGGGAACGAGCCTTTAGACGTATTTGGTCAAGAGATAACTCGCGAAGAATTCGACACTATGCAGAAACAACAGTTGATGCACGCCGATTACACGAAAAAGACACAAGCATTAGCAGAAGAACGCAAGCAGGTAGAAGCGCTTAATACCGACTTAAGTTCATTCATTGCTGAGTTTGAATCTTTGATCGTGAACGAGGTTAGTGAAGAGGAATTAAACGAGCTTTTAGAAGATGGTGATACGGCAGAATATCTGCGCAGAACCAACGAGATGAGAGCTAATAAGACCAAGCTTAAAGCAGTAAAGGATAAGCAGGCAGAGGCGTTTAAGACTATTCAGGCTGAAGAAAACAAGAAGCTAATAGAACAGATGACGGACTGGGCAGACCCTAAGACAGGTCAAGCAACCCAGAAAGCAGATGTAGATAAGGCTTTAAGTTATGCTGAGGCTGTTGGATTCACAAAAGAAGACCTCGAAAAGCTCGCAGACCATAAGGTTATTCGGGCATTAATCGACGCTGGAAAGTATCGGGAGTTGAAGCAGTCTAAGCCTGCAATAAGCAAGCGAAAGGCACCAGCTGCCAAGAAGGCCAGTAAAAAACCAGCTCAAGGCAAGACTAAAAAGTTAAGCCCTGCTGATATTTTCTATCCAAAAAAGGAAAAATAAATGGCTACTTTAGCTAGTAACGTATTGACGTTAAACGATTGGGCGAAACGACGCGATCCAGATGGTAAAACTGCCATGATTGTTGAAACTTTAAGCCAATCAAATGAAATTCTTGAAGATATGCTCTTCAAAGAAGGTAATTTACCTACGGGTGAGCGCGCAACTATTCGCACTGGTTTGCCTGAAACTTATTACCGCTTAATGAACCAGGGTGTGCCAAAGTCTAAATCAACCACTGCACAAGTTGTTGAAAATGCGGCTGAGCTTACGGCTTTATCAGAAATTGATAAGAGCGTTGCAGACCTAGAAGGCAATGTAAACGAATTTCGACTTAGTGAGTCGATGTCGTTCGTTGAGTCTATGTCTCAGAAGCAAGCTGAAACCTTGTTTTATGGTTCTGCTGCTAACCCTGAAGAGTTTGTTGGTTTGGCGAACCGATACAAGTCAACCTCAGACGCTAATGGCCAAAACATTCTATTGGCTGGTGGGTCTGGTGCCGACAACGCATCTGTATGGCTTATTGGTTGGGGTCAGAAATCAATCCACGGTATTTTCCCTAAAGGCTCTGTAGCTGGTATTCAGCACACAGACCACGGCGAAGACTGGGCGTTTGATGACTCTAACAACCGCTTCCGCGCTTATATTGACAACTACGAGTGGAAGAATGGCTTAGTTGTTAAAGATTGGCGTTATGGTGTGCGCATTCCTAACATCGATCTGTCTGACCTTGACTCATTGGCCAACACACAAGCTCTAAGCGCTGAAACGTCAATTATTAAATTGATGGCTAAAGCTCGTGGTCACATGCCGTCATTGACTGGCGCAAACTTCGCTTACTATGTGAATCGTCGCGTGGCTAACATGCTACAGATCATCGGCTTAGAAAAGAGTAGCAGCGCGGTAACAGTTCAAGAAGGCTTAAATCAGTTTGGAGAAACAATCTTCACTACTCGATTCTTGGGCATTCCTGTTCGCCTAGTTGACCAATTAACCGAAAATGAAGACTTAGTAAGCTAGGGAGTATTAAAATGATTTTAGATTCAACACTTCAATTCTCAAATGCGCAGGCACTAACTGCGACGGCTGATTCAACTAATGTTATTGATCTAAGTAATGATCGAGATATTGGTATTGGTGAGCCTATGGCTTTGGTTGTGACCGTTGGTGTTGCTGCTGACTTTACTACTGGCGATGAGACTTACCAATTCCAGCTTGAGACTGACGACAACGCTGCTATGACTTCATCTACCATTATTGGTGATGTAACTGTTGCAGCGGCTAACCTTGCCGCTGGTGATAAGGTTGTAATTCCTCTGGGTCACTCTAACGAGCGCTACTTGCAGGTTGTTTACACTTTAGGCGGCACAACCCCATCTATTACAGTGGATGCGTACTTGCAGCCTCTGAGTATGGTTGATGGTTATGTTACATACGCTAGCGGCTACTCTGTTTAAGGGGTAGTTTATGAAAGTTGTAGCAATTGAAAAAGGTTTCTTTGGTGGTCAGATTCGGCGCGAAGGCGCTGAGTTTGCCATCGAAAGTAAGTCGCAGCTAGGTAAATGGATGCGACTTATTGAAGAACCTAAAGTGGAAAAACCTAAGCCAAAGAAAGCTAAGGTGAAAAAAGAAGAAGTCGAGCAGAAGCAAGACTGATTCAGCTAGGCCCAATCCATTAGGTGCGGGCCTGTTTTATATTAGAAGGTGATTAAGTGGCTTTAGATACATATGCAAATTTAAAAGAAGCTGTTCAAGATTGGTCACATCGTACGGACGTTAAAAGCCGCATTGATGATTTTATCTTAATCGCTGAGCAGGAAATGTATAACAATCGCTTTGAGCCTTTGGTGGTTCGAGAGCAAGAGGCCAAGACTTCTGTTGACACAGTTATAGGCTCTAAGTTTATCTCTCTGCCTACCGGTTATGAAAGTATGCGGGGGATCCTGATTGATGATAAGTCAACGGGTGCCGAGCAGTGCGAGCTAAGATATTTAACCCCTGAGTTATTGCACAAGCACACAACAAACGGATACCCTACTGAGTTTACGGTAACTGATCAGATCGAGCTAAACCGACCAGCTGACGCAATTTATAATATTGAAATTCAGCATGTTGCAAAGGTTGCAGCGCTAACAGCGGCTAATCCAACAAATAGCATTCTGACTGAATACCCGTCGATTTATTTGTCTGGCTGCCTATGGGCTTTGTACAACTGGGCAAAAGACCATCAGAGCGCTCAGGCATCTTACGAGACGTTTATTGGTGCTATTAAAGGCGCTAATATTGCAACTCAGAATGGTAAGTATGGCCCAGCCCCAGTAATGAGAAGTGAGGGTTATGTAGTATGACATTTCGTTCGGTTCCTCTTAACTTTGTTGGCGCGTCATATCAGCATCGATCACGCTCACTATCTTCACAAGTGACAATGAACCTTATCCCTGAATTTGTGCCTAGCGGCAAGACTCAATCTGCGCTTACATCTTGGCCGGGTTCTAAGTCGTTTTCTAGCGGCTCTGGTGCTGATAGAGGTATGCACGTATTTGCCGGTGTATTGTACAAAGTGTCGGGAACTACGCTCGAAAGCATTGATACCAACGGAACAAGAACATCAATTGGGACTATTGACGGCTCTAATCCCTGTATTTTTGCTGATGATGGCAATACGATGCGAATTGCTACGGGCAGTAAAGATTATCAGCTTGTAAATGGTGTTTTTTCTGAGATAGCCGACCCTGACTTAAAACCCGGAAATTCAGTGGCGTATATTAATCAGCAGATGATTAATGATTCTAATGGTGGTCAATTCCAGGTTTCTGATGTAGGCGTTCCAGGATCAATTGCGCCTAATAACTTCGCAACTGCTGAGAGTTCGCCTGACGATACAATTCGAGTTTATACGTTCAATGAGCGTTTATATTTATTTGGCGATGGCAACTCTACTGAAACTTGGTGGAACTCTGGCACGGGTAATCCGCCATTCGACCGCGTAC